TCTTAGTATAGTCTAAAGCATTGAATGGTCCAATAATTTCATTTTTTGTTACATCGTAATCAACTACCCAACGAATTGCTTCTTTAGTCTTAGGAAAATCTGCTGATGTGAAAGTTCTCTCTAATAAAGTCTCAAAATTAGCTTCCGTATGATTAATTCTAAGATCAATAGATTCAGTTGTTGGGACTTCTGGTAATACAATTTTCTCAACCAATACAGTAATTTCTTTATTCGCTGCGTTATAACCCATAGTAGTTCTAACAGAAGTATTGATACCAATATCTTCAGAACCATCGATTCCAGTTACAGGAATTTTAAATAATTTATACATGTTTTTAATCCTTAGCAGTTACAGTTACAAGCACAGTTACAGTTACATGCGCAGTTACAGTTACAGTTTACACGCAAATATTTGAAATGACCCATTGACTGTTCTTGTGAGTCGTGACGAAGACCATCGTTGTATGAAGTGTTACGGAAGACGTTTAGTCTCCAGTCAGTAACGTGTACGTTAAACGCTAAATCGGCAGCGTCGCAGTTACCGCAGTTACAGTTACATGCTGAGTTACATGCGTTACATGCGCATGCCCAACCGCAGTTACCGTTACTATCGTTTACACCACGATTTCCTGTATCGCCCTGCCATGTCCAAAACAAACCATTAAGGTCTGTTCCATTTGAAATTTTAAATCCTGTTGCACTTACTGGCATATTATTTCTCCAAGTTCTCTAGACGAGTAGTTAATTCTTTAATTGTTTTTTGTTGTTCTTTGATAGCCTCAACCAATAGACCAACCATATTACCGTAGGCGATGGTTTTATAACCAGACATATCCTCACCAACAACTTGAGGGATAACCTGCTCAACTTCTTGAGCAATTAACCCCAGTTCCGCTTTACCACCCTTAATATAGGCTACTCCACGCAAACTATTAACAATATCTACAGCATTATTTAGGGTTTTAATATCTTCTTTTAGTCTTTGGTCTGAAGTTGTATTAACTTCAGTTGCATAAATGGCTTGGAAAGTATTACTTCCTGCAAATACGTTATTTGCTGATAATTTTGCGATACCTGCACCAACTGAGATTGTTGGATTTCCAGCTACACCATCGCCATCTGCAACAACTATTTCTCCAGCTACACCAGCAATACTTCTAGCAGCAGCTGATCCGTTTGCAGTTCTAGCATATATTCCGTTAGTTGTAATACCAGCGATAGCAGATAAGTCGGCATCGAATGGCTGAACGTCAGTACCAATAACTACACCAAGATTAGTTCTTGCAGCAAAGACGTCTGTCGAGCCAACTAAAGTTCTTCCAAATGCAGTAAAAGGTGTAAGTGCTGCAGCAGCTGCACCAGTATAATATGGTAATCTATCTGCAATTGGCGTAGCTGTAGACAATGCTTGTAAATTGGAACTATACGCTTGAACGTCTGACCCGATCGCAACACCTAAGTTAGTTCTTGCATTCTGAGCAGTTGTAGCACCAGTACCACCAGCAGAAACTGGAATTGATCCACCAGCGATAGTGATAGAACCTACAGATACTGGACCACTAAATGTAGCTCCAGCTCCAGTAAGAGCACCTGCAACTGTTAGCGCATTTACGCCAATATTACCAGATGTATCACGAGAAACGATAGAACTTTTATCCAGAGTTGTTGGAAGGGTTGAACTTGTGTTCATTCCATCCAGAGCATCTGCATCCAAGCCAGATCCTGCTCCATCCACAGTCTTGATTTTTGTTAAAATATCAGCTGGGGTATAAGTAGCAGAAGGTAGTTTAGTTGCCAACTCATCATTTAAGTTGGTAAAGTTTCCATCAACTTCTGAGTTGGTAAGGGGTTGTCCCTTTGTTTGTCTTAAAACGAGTGTCGCCATTATTTTCCCTTATTTTTCAGCGATCTTTAATAAGCAATTCATGTAGCATTTGCTTAATCTCAGATATATCTGACTTTAGATTATTTATTTCTTCAGTCTGTTTTGCAATAAGTTCTTGTTCTTGTTCTTTTGCTCTACGACGTGCCATATATTCTTCATATTCGACCATACTAGTATTTATGACTGCCTTGGAAGACATATCTCGTACTAGGTTTTCGTGACCAGATACCTTTAGGTAATTTTGTTCCATATTAGGCACACGCAATAATTCTTAGGTCTTTAATTCTTGGAATAGCAGATGTATTAACGGATTTCATAACCAGTTTAACCTGAACAGAATCAAATTGACTTAAATTAGCCAAAGAGTAATCTATGTCATAGAATGTTTCGTTCCCGTTTTCAACTTTAATAGGAGTAGAAACTGGAGTCGCTAAAGTATATTTAGTCTTATCCAGATTACCAGAAGACCCTAAAGAAGTCTTATAATAAACAGCAACATCAGACTGATTAGGTATATTAGCTGCAAATCTAATCTTCATGAAAGTAGATGGAAGAGCCAGCTTAATAGCCTTGGAAACATACTTAGAAACTGCGGAAGAACCTACTGGAGCGATCTCGTCAGTGAATAAATTGACTGTTGAAATTGCAGTTCCAGAAACAGCATTCTCAGAAGTAAAGGTTACTCCAGAAACTGTAATAGTGCAGTTAGTTCCGTTGTCTGTTACATCAGTCACCAAGAACTGTCCACTATTTGCAGTAGTTGTAGAACCTTCTACTTTAATATACTGTCCAACTCCAATAGTCTGCATTAAACTTCTGATTGTTGAGACTGTAGAAGTTAATGTAGAGCCAGAGAAACTAAACGCTCCAGTAGCTCCAGTGAATAACTGAGTGTAATCAGTTGGGGTTACATTAACATTAGTATGAGTCGGTGAGTTAATTCTATTTGAAATAGCCACTAAACTTATACGCTGTGTATCCAAAACTGGTGATAAAGAATCATTAGTTGAAGATAAGTTTACAGCGAAAGTTACTGATTTATTACCTCCAGTAAATGTGTTTTCATTTATCTCAGAAGCAACAAGACGAGGGCTGTAGAAATAATTATTTTCATTGACCAAACAATCGCCAAATGAAATGTCTTGAACATATGGAGTTTCAGATCCATCAACAGATCTACCCGATGTAGTTTTCATTGAGTATGTTGTTGAAGTTTCTGAGAAGTTCTGAACTTGAGCGATTGGCATAACAGCATCATACTGCGTCTGTCCTGTGGCTCTTACAGTTACTCCACCAAAATAACCAGTCTTAGTTGCAGAAGTTCCTGTAGTAATTGTGTAAGAATCTAGATCGATGTTGCTTACAAACCAAGAACCATTTAACTCAGCAGCTGGGATTCCATTTAATGTTCCAGCTACACCAGAGATAGTTACTTTAGCGCCATCTGTTAGACCATGATTGTTCTGCCATACACGAATAATATTCGAGCCAGCAGTCATTTGGAATGGATCGTTTTCTAAAGTTGTATATGGAAGAACATCATTTACAAACTGAACAGTTCCAACACCTGATGTATCAAACTTAGCTTTGTAAATTGTAAACATCAAGTCTTGTGTTTGATCGGTTGTCCAAGTAGATGCGTTCTGTGACTTAAACAATGATCCAAGATATGGTTGCTCAGAAATAGTTCTACTTGTTCCTGGAACAGTATCACCAAGTTGAGAAATCCAAACTTTATATTTGTTAGAATCAGAAATTAACACGATACAATACTCAGATCCGTCTTGTACGAATACAGGAGATGGGAATCTGAATGATGTTGGTGTATCGAACGATGGAGTTGCAACGCCATCCAAATCAACCATGTTAGTTGATAGATTAACTTGTTCTGGACGTAGAGTTACACGTGAGAATGGAAGAACACGCTTACCTGGATATCCATTCACAACTTCACGAATCTCCAATGTAACAGGGATAGCTGTATCTTTTGTTGCAAAGAATATGTCTACCTTAGTTAAGAATGCACCACCCTTGTTATCAATCAAGAATGTTTGAGCAAGTGGGTCATACCAACCAGTGTCAGATAAGACACGGGATGATGTTTCGATAATAGTTCTACTATCTTGTACAACGTTCTGGACCAACTCAGCATTACGAACTGCATTAACAGTTGCTTGTTTAGTTTCAACAATACCTTCTGCTCTATATTGCGCACGACCACGGGAAGTGAATTCTCCATTAGCAGTATTGCTGTCAACAAGTTTAAACTCACGTGATCCAGTGCGGAAACGAATTGAGTCTGTATTTGGAATTTTGAACAATAAGTTTACGTCGCCACTCTTATTAGTTCTAATACTTCCACCAGTTGTATTTAAAGTGATAGAGTTAATAACGCCAACTGCGTTAGAAACAGAACCAGTAATTTGTTCATTAGTCTGGAATGTTCCTTTAATGTTAACTACCCATAATGACTTGGTGTTAGTGTCATAGTCTAACTCTGTTCCAACTACAACAGCAGTAGCATCGCTTGTAACACCTCTAATGTAGTCACCACGATTTAAACAAACTTGCGAATCACCATTGATACGACGTGCTTCTTCAGCAGCAATACCACCTACGTTTGTTGATGCATCAAAAGTTCCGCTGGTAATAGTGTAAGTGATTTTAGAAGCTGGTGTGCAATATGAAGCGATGTCAACATCATCAAAATATGGATAGAAACGAGTCAATGGTTTTAGACCACGAACTTGAACAAGAATATTTCTTGAACGAATGTATGGAATAACAGCAGTTGATAGCACACGATCTGCGACAACTTGTTTGTCAATCTTAGCAACGATATCTGTTTTGATTCCAGATCTTGTTTGTCCTACCTGAGTAGCTGTAAGTTCAGCAGTAACCCAGCGTCTTGCGCCACCACCAGAACTACCAAAGTTTGCACTAACTGTTCCAAACGCACCACCAAAATTAACAGATCCAGAGTTTGCGTTAGCAAAACCGAATGTTCCACTAACTTGTTGTCCAGTCCATTGAGTTTGCCATGCATTCCAAACTGTGCCTAAAGCTCCAGCTTTTTCAGCAAGAGCATTGATAGTTGAGAAATTACCTTCTACGTTGTTAATAATATCTGGGCGACGATCAGTTTCAAACCAGTCGTCAGTTTGAGGATTTAATTTAACATCACCGATAAATGTGAATACTGCGAATGGGTTAATGTTTTCCAAACGAGAAGCGAACTGTTGTTTAACCAATTCAACATCTTCGATAATTGGTAGAGTAATCACATCCCCATATTGAGCATATTTTGCTGCAGCACGAGCAGAGTTGGTAGACGCTTTCTCAATAAGGTTTACGTTTTTCATTGTAAAGAATGGGCGTAACTCTCCTTTGTTCATGTCAACTGAACAACGATAATCTACAGATTCCGCTGCACCAATTCCATGACCAGTAAAATTGTCAACAATAAATCCGTTTTTCATTCTATCCATACCAGTAGAATCTTGAATCTTCAATGATTCAGTTTGTTGTTCTAGTAGAGATAAAGAAGTGTAATATTCTAGATTGTCGATACGCTTTTCTAATTTACCGATGTCACGCATTGTATAGCGTTTATTGTCGATAGAGTCAATAATTACATTATTGTTTGTTGTATCAAATGTATATGGAGCAAGTGTTAACTTATAAAGAACCATACCTGTTGATGAATCTTCAGCATCACCTGGATTAATTGAAGATGTACCAGAGATATTAAAGAAATTGCCATTTACATCAACAGCAATCTTTTCTTTTCTTGCCAAATAATAAGTGAAGTCTGTGGTAATGTTGGAACCACGTCTTGGTAATTGAGTTATTGAACTAAATGATACACCATCATCATCAATTCTTGGACGGAAATCTAAACCATCACGTAAATCTGATGGAATCTGTGAGTAAGAGATAGTTGCAGGATATGAATTAACACTGCAATAGTCACCAACAGAATGTGTAAAGTATTCAAAGGTTACTTGAATAGGTGCTGATGGTGGAGCATATGTATCTTTTAGTACAATTCTTCCAAGATCATAATGAGTTGCTCGTTGACCATTATCAAAATCATAACGATCTGAAATGTCAATTGTATAAGAACCTGATGGTGAAGAGAAGGATCCAGAATCCATCTTAACACTATTGATCTTCCAGCAATCTGCCTTACCTAAAGATAAAATAGTTGGTGTTGCAGTTGCTTGAGTAGTAAATGATACAGTTGCACCAGTTACGTGAGTTTTAGTTTTCTCAGTAGAACTAGAACCAGTTTTATTTACAGTTGCAACGATAGTACATTGTTTTCCATCGTTTGCATTTCCTACGTTAATAACAGCAGAACTTCCTGTTACAGTTACGCTATTGATTGGAAGAACATCGCCATTATCATTTCTGGTTACAATAAAGTTTCCAGTAACAGCGCCAGATGCAAATGTTCCAGAAGCAGCATTAATATTAATGTTACCTGACGCAACAGTTTCTGTGTATACTGCTGAAACTGTATACGCAGTATCATTTGTTGCTAAAGCACTTCTTAAAGAACGAACTGTACTGTAAGGTAGAGAGAATACAGTTTTCTCTAAGTTAGTCGCTAATATATTTGTCTTCACTAAACTAAATGCAGCATTTGTCGCAGTTAAAGAAGCTGAGATTGTTAATGATGTTTGAGAAGCGACTGCTGTAACTCTATAAGAAGCACCATTAACATAAATGTAATCACCGACAACTAATTGTGTCAAGAAAGAAGTACCATTACCTGTCACTGTTGTTCCAGCAGCAGTTACAGAACCGATTAATGGAGTAGTTATTGGGTTAATGTCAGCAGTGAATCCCCAAGAATTTAGCCCAATAGATTTAACGTTACGAGAGAACTCTTTACCTGCGTTCAAATTAACATCATATAAAAACAACTTATATGTTGCAGTATTAGAACCGATAGAACCATTGTCCCATTCAATTGCACGAACACGTGCAGTACCGATAATAGTTCCTGCTTCAGTACCACGTGTGGTTGTTAATTGATCTCTTAGGTTTACAACAGAGTTGTAAATGATTGGAGGAATCTTACATAGATTAGTTACTGTTACATAACTTCCCAATTCAGCAGAAATAAACGCATTATCTGCTTGGGCATATTCACGTGACTTGTTGACAGAAACATATTCTGTGGCGATCTTTTCAATCTCATATCCACGAACATATGCTTTTCCTGGTTCTAAACCGATTGCAAGTTTAGACTCATCTCCGTTTTTGTAAATACCACGATTATATTGAGGGGTTAATGTATATTCCCACTGAATACCAGTAGAACCTGGACCATCATATGCGATACCTGTAGTATGCACTGGCGCAGTAGTAACTGATGTTCCGCTATTCTTAGCTACATACGTTTTACCTGCGTTAGTTACAATGTCGCCGATTAAGAATGCAGTGTTTTGTGTCCATGCGCCACGATCATTGTTACGGTGCTCACGAATATCGATGTTAAAGTTTCTTACTGTATAATCGCCAGACTCGTCATATGTACGACGAGCCAATGTTTGTTCTAAAACAGAGTATTCTGTCTTAGTAGTAATCTTTTTATTGACACCATCTTCAACTCTTAGTAACTCAATAAAACTTGCGTCTGAAGCTGACTCTAAAGAGATCTTCTTTAGAGTTAAGTCGATATAATAACGATGCGATCCTGGAGCAGCATAGTTGTAGCTGTTTTGAGCATTATCCAACAACGTAGCATCTTCTTCAGGAGTTACAATTTTTTCTTCTACATTCAAGCCAACACGATATGATGGCGTGTTGCTATATTTGTCAAGAATTATAGAATGGGATTCTACAAGAACGAAGAATCCATTAACATAATAAACACCACGCTCGATAGAAACGATAGAACCAATACCAGTTGGGTTTTCTGCTACAGCCTGAAAAGAATATAAATTATCTTCTGTTGAGATTACCTCGCCAGCAGCAAATACTTTTGTAGTTCCATTGTTACCAGAGTCTTTATAACGAATATAAATGGTTGATGGTTCATTTTGCTCAGCACTCTGAACCTTAATTACTTCTGCTTTAAGGTTTGAATTGGCACCAACAATAACCTTATTGTTAAGGCTATCTAAAAATGTCTCTACAGCAATACCATTGTACAATGGCTGCAATTTAACATATTGCGCATTCGTATCAATTGATATTTGTCCAGGTAGAACCATAGCACCCTGTTTGAAGATATTATCTCCATGGCGCTGGATCTGTTTCTGCAGAATACTCTGCATTTGCGTGAGTTCACGAGCCTGTAAAGCGAAACTTGGGCGGAACAGAATTCTGTAGAATTTACTGTTCTCGTTATAGTCATCATTATATGGTTCGGTATTGAAATCGATCATCTTTTACTCTTTTAGTTAATTACTATTATTTATTAGAATTTTATAACAGTTCTAAGAGTTACTGTTTGGTCTGCTGTTGGCGTAAATGCTTGCTTATTATCAATGAAAAGCATATCACCAGAATATTTATCTACTGTTGGCAGAGTTAAACCAGAAACTGTAAAACTTTGTGATGCGTCATTTGTTAAAACAGAACCTACTGTTGGTATAGCATTGTCTAAAGATTGTAATAATGCTGAGTTCGAGTTTAGGTTAACAATTCTAAATTTTGATCCAGTATTAGCCAAATATACAGTTTGATCTTTGGCAAAATTGTTAGTATTGATTGTTCCAGTAACAACGAAACACGCAGATGCTAACGTAGAATCTAAAGAATATGTTGATGCATACTTTCTTGGGTTTTTGATAATGCCGATTTGACGGAAATCGTTATTCACATCAAATCCTTGGTTTTTATCTCTGGAGATACTTGAATAGAACATTAACGATCTTGTATAAAGACCATTAATTGAGTCTTTTCCATGTCCGCCAAAGTCAGTCATAATTGCTCTTGCTGTGGCACCGAAACCAGAACCTGTAATTGTAACTCTTGCCCAGCGATATCCTTGACCATAATTAGTCATACGGATTTTTTTAATCTTACCGTTTTCTGTAATAGCTTCTGCAGCTGCGCCAGTACCATCACCTTCAATAGTTATTGTTGCTCCAGCATAACCAAATCCACCAGATATAACTTTAATAGACATAATACGTCCATCAATAGTCAACAATTCGGTGTTGGCTTGTAAAGTTGAAACGTCGCCTGGAGAAAGGTCTGCAGAAATTTCTGCGTTATCACCATCGCCATCTACAGTTAAGTTTGCATATGTATAACCGATACCACCATCATCAATCTGAATACCAACTAATTCACCATTACTTAACAATGGTAGTAATTTAGCTTCTGATTTAACACCAGAAAGATATCCTGTTGCGCCAGTTCCAGTAGTTGAGTTAATAGTTAGGTTCGGTAGAACTGAATAACCAGTTCCATATCTAAGAATAACTGTTCCTGATGCTGGGCGACCAACGTACTGTAATGTTGCAGTTCCACTTGACGCAGATCCTGATGTATGAGTAGGAGCTACACTACCTGTAGTTCCTGCGGTAGTAACAGTATAAAGTCTGTTAGCCACATAAACTTGTTGCTGTAATGTTAATGATGTTGCTGCTGTCCATGCAGTACCAAAACTAACAGTTGGTGTAGATGTATAATCATCACCAGAGTTTGTAATAACTGTGGTTTGAACAGATGTTCCCATCATAATAACAGAGCCAGTAGCACCACTTCCGCCACCACCACTAAATGAAACTGATGGAGCAGAAGTATAACCTAATCCGCCATCTGTCATTACAACTTCTCTGACAGCGCCAATAAGATTAATTGCTGTCACTGTACCAGACGTAACAGTTGCTGTAGCTCTTACTGTTGTTCCAATATATTTTAAAGCAGCTGTTCCGTTGGAGATAATACCAGATCCATGAGTTGGTGCAGGCGACGCTAAAGTCCCTGGAAGTGTAACTTCATAGATGTTGTTGTTATGTCTAAATCTTTGTCCAAGTAACACATTAATATTTGCTGCCCAAGTTGTAGCAGCAAAAGGTGGATCTATTTCTACTGTTGCATTTATGTATCCAGATCCATTGGATGATAAGTTAGTTCCAATAATAAACAATGGGTCTAATTCTCTAGATCCGTCACCTTGTACAGAAATGTTCGCATAAGTATAATTTTGCCCACGTTTTTCAATTTTAACTGTTTGTATTGCTCCACTAGAATAAAACTGTGGTCTTAATGCTGTAACAACTGGCATATATGTATCAGTCAAAAACTTATTACGTAGCGCAATAGGAATACTATACATATATTTCCACATATATCCGTCTGGCATAATTACTGGATCAACAGTAGTACCAACAGGTTTATATGTAGATTGTGCATTATTATTGTTATCTAAACATTTGTATACGTTATATTCATCAGTAACCACATAGAAGTTACATTCTTCCATAGCCTGTTTACCAGAATATGATATTGGAAGGACTGCTGTTGCAGCAACACCTTCTCCACCGCCACCTGTAATAGTTACTGTTGGTGTACTAGTGTATCCACGACCTGGATTTGTTAATTCTATCTCAATTACAATACCGTTTGCAATATAAGCAGTTGCAGTAGCACCTGAGCCACCACCTCCAGTGATTGTTACTGTTGGTGGATCAGCGAAGCCATATCCACCAGAAATTAAATTAATGCCATCTAATTCATCAGAATAATGATCGTCATACATATCATATATTCTACCACTCTCCCAATTTCTTCTTTCAACAATAAACGCTACGTCAGTTGAACGAATCTCTTTCATAGTGATTATTTCATTGCGTGTTTTTAAATCATAATCAAGAGAATTAACTGGGAATGGAGGTTCCAACTCTTGAGCCCACTGAAGAGTTTTCCCTAAAAAATAATAATATTTGGCTGTGCGATTCTGAATCTCATTATAGAGACCTTTCGCAATTGAGTTGTGCAACCCAGATTTTAATAGTGCTGAAGATGCCATTTAATTTTTTCTTTTAGCTTACGGTAATAACCCAAGTGATAGCGATGCTGTCACCTGCTGCTTTATTAACTACAGGGAATGTTGTTCTACAGAGCATAGTTCCTGCTGAGTTTGCATTTAAAATACCTGCTTCAGTAATTGCTCCAGTACCAGTACCAGCTGGGAAAGTTGCAGTGGCAGTTACAGTTGCGCCACTAGAAGAGAAAGAAGCCAAGGTAACACGACCAGCTTCAGTTCCTAAAACAGAATCTGCCACTGCAGGGGTTGCAGTTCCAGTTCCGATTGCCATATGTGACATTACGTTAGTTCCAGAACCTACCATGCGAGCAGCAATATATTGTTTACCTGCTGTTACAACTAAGTTTGGAACATTAATTACGTCTTTAATTTTACCGTCAGCATTTTTGTGAATGATGGTTAATTCACCCTTCATTTTTAGATTTTCATTTAAGTCCATTTATATCTCCTAAGTGTTAAAGTTGGTCGGGTCATTAACATATGATCCATCGTCGTTTAAGAACCAACCAGCGTCTGCATATGGGTTCAGTAACACGAAACCTGTGTCGACTGGAGTCGCTAAATCGTCTCCAATTCCCGTTCTATCAATATATTTATCCATCGAAAATACATTACTATCGGGTGTAGTAATATAATCTTCAAGTCCTTTGGTTACACCTTTAGCCGTAATGTAATCAATATTGACTGTAACTTCGTCTTGAGCTGTTACAGAAAGATTTTTAATCATCGCCTCAAGACTTAATGCAACATCAAATTCATTCTTAATTTCATATTCACCAAATACAGCCATACCAGCTGGGTGTAATAATGTTTTAACAATAGATTTGTAAGAATCTAAACTCTCATCAATTTTTAAAACATAAGAAAACGCTTGATAGTATCTACTGTCTTGAATAAAGATAGCATCGTTTAAGAAGCTATCATTTGTAACATAATATCCTGGATACTTGGCGAGTGCTCCAAGATTAATCTTAATAACTGCTGGATCATATGGGCTAGAGAGTTCATTGACTCCACCAGAAGATCCGAATTCACGAATAATTTCACCAGCATAGCTGCCATCCATAGCATCAGTTACGGCATAGTCCGATTTATTAATTGTACCTGTTTCTACAAAACCATCAGTTGCTTCAGCAACGCTAATATTTCCACCAATAATCTGTAGTGAACTTCCGCCAGTTCCAGTTGCCGATTGTCCCAAGTCTGCATAAATCGTTGATGCAAAATCCGTAGAATAACCAGTACCAAACTTAATAAACTCTGCGTCTAAGATACCACCTTCTGTATTGGTTCTTGTAATCTTCATAATAGAACCAGTACCCTTACCATTTCTAATGGCGTAAAGCTGTCCAACTTTAAACCCAGTTCCTGGAGTCAATACTTTTAGCGTTGATGTTGTAGCTAGAATGTCTGCTGTGAAATAGATGTCCGCAGTTTTATAGCGAAGTCTATCACCAACACCGATATTACCGAAAAATCTGCGATCTACATAAAATTCATAGATGTCTTCTGCAATCTCAACAACACGCTCAACTTCAATTTCAATATACTGTCTTCTATCAATCTGAACACGAATAATTTTAGTTGGAGTAATAACATCAACAAGTTTACCAACAATTTGGTCTGGATGGCCAGATGTAACTTTTGCAATAATAGAAACGTCTTGGTTCCACTTACCATCGGATACACGAAAAACTTGTTTAGATGGATAATCAATAGAAACTTCTTTATTGAATAAAAGTCTAAACAATAATTTATATGACGACTCAGATCCTTTTGCCAAATATTGGTCTTTGATTCTCTGTAAAAGAAATCTAGGATCTGCATTAATTTGAGTTGGCAAATTAATACCAACTTCATTCCTAAAGTGTTGTATAAAAGAATCTAAAGTTGTATCTAGATCTCTTAAATCTCTAAGATCTGGAGAAGTAGTTTCCAAATATTCATAATACGCTTTTAAGAAAGCAACGAAAGTTTGATGATCTTCACGAACAAACTCAGGGAGTTGTCCTTCTACTAATGAAGATATCTTGCTTCTTCTTAATGGAGCTGTCATTTTTAGCCTACTCTATCGCCTGTTACTGTTGCGTTGGAAGCACTGAATGTATAATTGTATCCAGCACGTAAGTCACCAACTGCAGTTTGATCTGGGATAGCAGTAACATATAAATGGTCTCTTGCTATTTTGGCGATTTGAGTTAGCGCAGAAACTACGTCATTGGATTTTGGTTTTATTGTAATTTCCCAATCGATATCTGCCAATGCAGTAATGTGTAAATTGCGAATATCTATAATACCTCTAGCATGATCGATTGTTCCAATCTGTTCGTCAATAATAAATTTCTGAGCATTGGAACCATATTTAAATAAGCGAACATTGGTACCATTATCATCAAGGTAATGAATCTCATCACTACCATCAATATAAAATCCTGTAGTTCCTATTGATCCACCTGCAAATTCTGAATAGTAAATTGGGTTGATAATGTTTAAAAGATATTGCGCAGAAACATTATAACGTGGAGCAATATTTCTTCTTAACAATACAGTCATAGTATTGTTGCTAATAGATTTTTCTGAAGCATCGATGGCAGCAGACAATTTGGAGAAACGGAACACGCCATCAAAAGTTTGCAATTCATTATCATCATAATCAAAAATAGTATTTGTTACAATCGTTTCAATTTCTGGACCAGTTCTTGTTGTTTCTCTTGGGTTATAGTTAACACTAACATTGAGAGAAATATTCAAATATTCTGGATCAACAACTTCAGGAATAACAGAAACTACGTTTTTACTTTGTAAAATTGTATTAACGAGTTCTGACTTCTGCAGTTGCGTTAGTTTAGAAGAATCAATTGGTTTAACACAAACGAAAATTTTACCATAAACAGGTGGGTTGTTATCTTCACCACCCCAAACAGAAACTGCTTTCGCTGTTGGGAATGCTGAATAAATTAATGCTTTATAGTCATCTGGTGTTACGCAACGATTTTGCGCTGCATATGTTCTTGGTGCATTAAAACGAATTCTTTCAATATCTTCTGCGACTGATCCGCCAGAAGCTGGTGCTAAACATGTAACTAAATTAGAAGCATTACTAATTAGGGTTTGGCCAGTATATTGAAATAATCGTGCGCCATTCGGTGCGTCCAATGATGATGCCATATATTCAACGTGGATAATATTACCAGGAGATAACTCTCTACCAATAACACCATCGCCGAAATATAATTCATACAAACCATCATCAACTTCTTTTATAAAATATACTCTACTAGTTGCGTCGGCTGTAGTTATAGTTGATGCGTTTGTAAATGCTTCATATAAATCAGAATTCGCTGATTCTTGAACTTTTACCTTTAGTGTTGATATATCAATATTTGCATTTGGAATAGTATACTTACTTCCTTCAGAATATTCCCATCTAAAAGTTAGTGGGGTTCCTTCAACAATTTTAATATTATCGAAAGTATATGATGTTCCTGAACCAGTAATTGTATAAGATGCCGTATTATAAAACGAATATTGAATACCGTCAACAGTAGTTACAAATGTGCTATATGCAGGGAGAGTTAAAGAACTTGGACCAGTAATTCCACTATCAACTGTTAAACGAACAGTAGCAGTAGAACATGTGCAAGAACGAGGAACATATCCTAACATCTTCGCCAAAGAAACAACACTATTTCTTTTACTGGCTGAATCTAAAAACATTTCGTTAATAGTCAAGTTGTTATACAGTGCATTATAATGAGTATTATATGCCAAAACGTCTAAAAGAATAGAAAGACCAGCACCTTCAAAATCATAGTCTTGGAATTGTTGCTGTCCTTTTAGGAAGTTCTTTAGATTTAGCTTAATTGCATCAAAATCCAAATCTGTTACGTTTATCTTTTTATTTGCCATTATCGGGTTCTCTCTAATACAAGATCTAAACTTAAAGGTCTTTCTGTATTTCTTATTTTAAATTCTATGGTAACTCTGATAGCATTGCTATCTATCGCTACATTAACGTCCACGTTTAATAACTCAACACGAGGTTCAAAGTTATTTACAGTATCTACGATTGCACGTTTCATAACAACAGCCAACATTGGTGTGGCTGGCTCGAACAACAAACGCTTGATTGGAGAACCTATTTCGCTATGAAAAGGTCTTTCGAAGTTTGATGTTAAAATTAGGTTTTTTAGACTGGTTTTTACCGCATTTTCATCGTATCTAAGAACGATGTCTTTCGTCACTGGATGAGCAGTGAAATTTAAGTCTAAATCCGAAAAGTTTCTTGTATTGCGTGCCATCTAATTATTTAGTCCTATTCTATGAAAGAATTTGAAGATCCTTGACCAATTGTATCACCACAAGCTATTGGGTCAGAGACTCTTGCTGCTTTATACCCTTCAATATATGTTTTGTTGGCTCCAGAAGTTGGGTATCTTTGATCTGAATTGTGAGTCTGATTACCACATGTATGAGCTGCCCATTTACAATTCGCACTAACAACACCAGCAAATTTTCCGTTAAAATAAGTTTTCGCCACTGGTGTGGTTATCATAACAGTTGGAGGAAAACACCCATGCCCTGTAGTTTTATCGTCAAGTCTAGTTACTGCTGGCATATGACACCAATTCCTTTAAAGCCAACATACCTGGAGTCCAGTTCCTATCCTGACAAAGAACAGTATATGTTTGGCTAGCAATTACTGTATTTGGCATCAGTGGATTATACGCTTGAGCCAAATAACTAAAAGTTCTACTACGAGTCATATCTGGATCAAATCCTATAACTTCGTGAACATTGGATCGATTAACTGCATCCCAAACACTTGCATTTGAACCTAATGTTGTAATTGTTGTTATATTTCCTTTACTGTCTCGAGTCGTCAAACCATCATTAAATATACCTCTATAAAAACCAGACAAAGTTGCTCCAGAAACAATAACACTACTTGGATTAGTTTCTTGTGGAATAATTCTCACTGAGTAATAAGTCCTACCACCAGAAGTTGGAGGTGTTGCAGTTGGATCTCCCTCTTCCTCTGTATAATATTCTATTGTGTGGCTAAACGAAGCCATCTCGGCATAAGTGCCCAATAAAGTATTAACAGGTTCCCACATTATGCTGTTCCAAACAAGAATAATCCTCGACTTCCAGCTTGCACTTGTCCTTGCGCATTTACAGAAACATCATCAATCATTGTAAACGCTTGTCTTCTTGATGCTGCAGAATCATAAGATATATGAATCCAATTCATCCAACCAGTACCTTGATTATGTTTAGATCCAGGTCTTCTATATTCAAGAATTAATTGGTCATATGGTAACAGTTTTTCTAACTGAAGTGAGAAGTCCCACATGGCTTTAAAGTCTCTTTTGGGGTTATATCTAATGTCAATAGCTTGACCACGTTCATGTTGCGATCTTCCAGCTCCATTTCTTAGACCAGAGTTAATGCACCAAGCACCCTTCGGAGATTGTGGAGCAAATTTTCCGCTAGTTGGTCCAAGCAACTCATATAGTGGTTCACAAATATTCGTTGCAAGTGCTGCTAGGTTTGCAACAATGTCTTGTTTGGTTAACACCTTACCGCCAATAGCAACATCTCGTATTTCAACATCAGATTGAACCAGTTGAGCGATAGTAAAATGTTTTGACAACTTGAACGAAGCACCATACTGCGTCGTGTTGTAAATCGGTGCAGTATCAACAGGTTTCTTGGCAGGTGCTGGCGATGGAGTAATTGTAGGTGGCACTTCTTGAGCCTCAGGTATTTTAATGTTTTCTGGTTCTTTAAACTCGGGTGTGTTGTATACTTTTTCTTTTTCTTGAGCACCAGCTGGAGTTTCCCATTCGTCTGGTGTTTCAAACTTAGCTATATCATCAAAAGATCTTTCTGGTGGTGATAAATTCTCAAACTCAGAAACTGTTGAGTTGAGTAGTTCTGGTGCTGTTAATTCTATTGCATCAACTTCGTCAACTTCTGCTGATGCTGCACCATTACCGAACTGACCCTCAGAATAATCAGCGTGTAATGTTCCGCCAGCTTTGATGTTCATTTCATCAGTAGAAGTGATATAAACTTCTTGAGCGAGATTATGAATTGCCATATCAGATTTAACCTCAACATTGGAAGATGCATATGTCTGATGCTTTTCTTGTGCATAATTTGTAATGTTAGTTGCCATGACATTATAATCTCCCTCAACTTTTAAGTTGAAGTCTTTTCCAACAGTCATATCTAAATCGCCAGCTACGCCAACTTCAGCGTCGCCCTTTAACATAATATTACTTCTACCTTCTACTTCAATATTAGCATTACCTTGAACTAAAACACGCATATTTCCAGCAACAGTTACGTTACCAGAACCTTTAATGTAAAGATTATTGTTGCGTAATATAATTTGATAGTTATCACCAACAACGAAGTTTAGTTGTGAACCATTAGGATCCATCTCAAGATAAGTTCCCTTTCGATGATATAAATGAATACGTTCTCCAGCAGGAGAATCGTCAAACTCCATTAAATGCCCAGATTCAGATTCAAATACCTTATTGAATGGATAAACAGTGTTGTATGCAGAAACAGGTTGTGACCATTTAAATCCATTTGCAGTTGGAACAGATTTCTCACGCATCAAATCTTTAAATTGAAAACACGTTCCTTGGATAATACCACGAGCAAGTCTGTTTGTATCAGACTCATTCATATGGTCACGCAATGGATATTTACCAGATGGATCTGTGAATCCATATTGTGTAGCATTACCAGATCGATCTTCTTTATACGCTTCTTTCTTCTCTGGCGGAGCTGCGTCAATAGTTTTCTGATCTACGTTTGGTTCAATTGCAGTTGCATCTTTATTGGTTGGTTCAATGCTAGTTGTTCCACCTAAAAAGTATTCATAAAATTGTTTTTTAACTAAAGCGATGTCTGGGCTATTTCTACCCACAGAAGTTTTCGCTGCTTCAAAGAAACCTTCTTGATATTGAAGTTTTAATGAATCTTTAACTTTAACTTTTAAATATAAAGCTGCAACTAAAGCAGAAACTTCTAAGTCATCATTCAGAGAATCTGGATTATTGACGATATCAACATTTAACCCTTCTTTTAATGCTAATTTCTGAAAACGCTCGTAGTTCTCTCGACCAGTTAATTGGATTAGACCACGACCATAATATTTTCCTGCATCATCGGCAGTTTTATTTCCTAAGAAATTTTTACCACGGAAGGTTGGACCATAGAAGAATGAGAAAAATTCTTCACGTCGCATTCCCTTCTTAACTGCATAAGAATATTGTTCAACAATTTCTGGTGTTGCGCCAGAGAATATTTGTTTAAGTCTTGTTGGGTTATAATTATAATCTTCTCTTTGTGGAACCCACTTCGACTCACCACCACAAATACCAAGTAAAGCAGCCTTTGCGTATTTTGTAGTTAACCCAACTTTATCACAAGCTGCAATAAGTGCTTTGATACCATCAGTTGCTTTATTACCTGCTCCAGATTTTGGTGGTGGTGTTGTAGGAATACTCGAATTAACATCAGTTGATGCTGGAGCTGCAGCTGGTTTGGGTGCTGGCGCAGGTGCAGGAACTGGAGCAGAATTATTTGCTGCGGGAGTTCCTGTTTTAATTTGATTACCTGAACCATCTACTACTGGATTACCTGAACCATCAACCAATCCACCACCCTCTGTTGGCAGAATAGAATCGTTAGAATCGTCAGCTGCTCGTGAGCCAGATTTAGTTTGTGGTATTCCACCAACAGTACCCAGCATAATCGGTTGTTGCTGATCCTCATCACGGAACAAAATAACAACCCAAGTTCCAGGAACTGGACCAGTTGGCGAGTATCCCAAACCACTAATCGCAGCAGAAGTGACTGGTTGCATTGGATATGCCCATGGCAAATCTTCAGTTGGTAATAAAGTTTTATCGTCTGTATGAATACCTACTACACGAACTTGACAACGACCAAGTTTTAGTGGATCTAATCTGTTCTCAACTACACCAGTATATAACTGCATTATTTCGCCCCATCAAGATTAATTAATAAAGAGTCTTTTATCAACTCTAAAGTGCTTTCATGTTTTTCTTTTGTAATAAAATGATTTATTGCTGATATAATATAATTTCCAGAAAACATATTATCAGTTGTGTTTTTATCATTCTTATTAAGAGGTTCTACTTTATTAAGTTTAACATAAACTTTTTTACCAACTGTATAATCACAACGACCTGGAACTACGATTTGTATTTTAGTAGACTCTGCTTGTTTTAGTAGAGATATTCTTTCTTGAACAATTTTTGTATTTGTGACATCGCCAAAGTTTGAAAAGTTGTTGTAATATTTGGGTTTGAACATAACAGTCGAACTATAACGATAGATCACTTTCTTAGAAGCAGGAGGAAATGGATTTAAACGATTCTGCTTTTTAGCGTTCTTTAACATATCGAAGTTATTACTTGATATTTTCTTAGATGCGATATCATGTGTATACATCCTAGAACCATAGACACCAGAAGTAATCCTATCAATATAATCTATTCCTGTAGGAATTTTAATACCTATAATTCTTTTATAATCTTCTTCTAAATTTTTAACGCTACCACTAAGTGCACGATCGTCACGAACGTAATTATCAAATTTAAATTCTGCAATAATAGGTTGTTTATAAAGAAATTCTAAAGATACGAAATTATATCCGTCTCTATTTTCAAAAAACACATAACTTGGAGAATAGTTTTTATTGCTTGCGTGCTCCGTCAAATATATTAAGTTTTTAATAGGCGACCAAAAATTTGAAGTATACTTTGTTTCATTAGAAGTTTCTTCAACAACATTTTTTCTTTTTGATTGTATACCATTAATTTTATCTGTTAATAGTGTGTTTGCAATATCTGATATTTTTCCAGTAAAAGTTTTACTAATACTTTTATTCAAATCAATTAATGCATCTTGGGAGGTGAAATGCAACTGATAAACCATCTGTTTATCTTTAAGCATCTCTCGGTCTGTCATCTTATAGATGTAAAACTTTCCAGAGATATTTCCTGTTTTTAATGTTGGTGTTTTAATATCAAGTTCAACATATTCTTCACCAACAAACGGAAATAGGTTGATTAGATCTAGAGAATCTTTGACGATTAATGTACCCGTAATAAACGGAGATAACAGATCTTCAAAAATTTGAATACCTGCAACTTGATTGGCGATATCCTGATAAAATCCGCTTTGAGATATTACCCTGATTCTACCTACTGATACATCACCAGCAAATTTTAATGTTTGTTTCGCTTGCATTATAATAATTCATCGTAATTAAGTAATATTGTATTTAATATTTGAGGAGAAACTATTTTAATTCTTCTCTTTTTCTCATTTACATCTTCTTCGTATTGACGATTAGAAACAGAAGCAGCACCTGGATATGAAGAATGAACAATGTTACCTTTATCATCTTCATAGTGATGCGGTTCATCTGCTTCACTGCCATATTTGTCCTCGATGTAAGATGACAATCTTGGATAATCCATTACCCAATCAGATCTATAATCAAATCTTTCGTTGGCCAGCATAACTACCCAATGATATTGAGCATCGCCGTAAATTTTCTCTGCTACGATTTCTGGAGTTTCACCATCTATAACATCATATTCATCATATACAGTTATGTTTGCTAGAACATCTCTACGGAAACGAATATTTCTTGTTATATCAGTAACAACAAATGCTCTGCGTTTACCTTTTATTTCGAAGTCGTATAAAAATTTTGGAAAATCTTCGAAGTACATTATAGTCCATCCTTAATCTTATCTTTAGTAAGAAGTGAAAGTTCACGGAAACTTAATGTTATATTAATTTGTGTCGGCATACCATCATCAAAACTATTAAACTGTCCATTCGGTGTATAGTTTACGTTCATTTCTGTTAGTACGCAAGAAGTGTGACGATGTAAATTTGGATTTTCTTGTCCATTTTGATAATATGCTATATCAAATTCAGATGGATAAACATACAAAAATTCATTATCATCTTTAAACTCTGGGTGCATATGATACTTAAATTCATAGATAATATTCATTACATTTTTGGCTTCATCACTATTTCTAGGAAAGAATTGATAGTCAAACTGGAATGTTCTAAAATCAACATTCTTAAATACTTGTTCTTTCTTTGGGTTTGCTGCAAGACCAAAAGCTGCGCTGGCAGCTGCACCTTGTTTATCACTCTTTAAACCCATGGCTCCAACAATTGCTGCAGCATCATTACCAAGGTTTTTGGCTCCACCACCTTCTAGTGCTTTAAGAATTGCTTCTGCTCCAGCAGCTGCAGCTGCATAAGAAAATGTATCTTCTTCACCCCAAGAAACGCCATAACGAATATTTAATTGATTTGGAATATGTAAAGCGATTGCTGTTTTTAATCTTTTCTGTGCACGAGTTACAGATGCTGCTTGAGTTGCTGCAGCACCAATTCCAATCGCAGCTGGCGCAGCATTTAGTGCAGAACCAACTAATGCACCACCCTTTCCAGCAAGTAGCCCACCAGCCATAGCACCTTCAATAGCCTGACCAGCAGCATTTATCCCAGTGAAAGCCATTTTTGCTTTTCCACTTCTAGGATCATCATATAATTTTTCGTTCATCGCGATAGTAGGACCTCTATCTCTGGCTGGTACATCAGCTACAGTTTGAACAGTTTTATCATTAAACAATTTAGAATCTTCAGCTACGTTAATATAAAAAATTACATAATTTCCGCCATATTGGAAACTCATAATATCTTCAGGATATGAATGTTGTTCTATATTATATGTTTTGTCACTGAACGTAGTTCTTTCTCTGGAAGTATATAGAGGACCAGATAATTTTTTTGGTGGAACAGCTGGTTGTGATTTTGACGTTTTTGACGTTTCTTTAGATGGAGCTGTGCCATTCATTTCCGTGGCAACTTCGCCATAGTTAACACCCATCTCGTCTGTGTATGACATATTTGTATCCTGGAGCTAAATAGTTGATCGATTATCATATTATTTAGGCATGTTTCACAAAAGATTATTCAAACCAGTATTTCCAGAAAAATATGCTGGGGATCCAACAAACATAATTATGAGAAGTTCATGGGAGACCAGATTTGCGTCTTGGTGCGATAAAAATCCCTCAGTTATTAAATGGAGATCAGAGGAAACTATAGTTCCCTATAGATGTCCCACAGATAACAAAATACATCGGTATTTCGTTGATTTTCAGATACAGGTTAAACAAAAAGATGGTATATTAAAAACGTATCTTATTGAAGTTAAGCCATTTAAGCAAACCCAACCACCCGAGTACCCAGGACGCCAGACTCAAAGGTATTTAACTGAATCTATGACGTTTATCAAAAATCAGGCTAAATGGAAAGCAGCTACTGAATACGCCAAAGATCGTGGATGGGAATTTAAAATCATTACAGAAAACGAACTTGGCTTATAATGCCTAAATAATAATATGGCCAAAAATCCATCAACATTACTAGACGTGTTTGAGAAAAACCAATACGATCTAAAGACTGCAGCTAAAAAGTCTCGTGGTTGGTTTGAACAACAGGTTTTACTGTTAAATAAACAGAGAATAACACCACCTAAAGTGTTACAGGGTGATACATCGCAATTAAAAACGAGTATCACTCCAGGTAAACTTTACATGTATTTTTATGACCCAAAACTAAAAGACACCCTACCATACTATGACAGATTTCCTTTGGTATTTCCCTTCAGAAAGGTAGAAGGTGGGTTCTTAGGTTTAAATATGCATTATTTACCATATCAGCTTCGTGTTCGTTTGTTGGATCGTTTAATGATTTTTAAGAGTAACGATAAAATGAACGAAACTACAAGAATCAAATATTCTTGGGCACTTATAGATGGAGTCTCTCGTTATAATGGAGCGATTCCTTGCGTTAAACATTATCTGCTAAATCATGTAAGATCTCCATTTAGAGAAATTCCTGCAAATGATTGGGCTACTGCAATGTTGCTCCCAGTTGAGAGATTTATGGGATCGTCTAAAGATGCAGTCTGGGCAGATTCACTTAGAAAAATGGGCTAAACATGGCTGAACCAAAGAACGGTAACTTAAAGAATTTCGTCGCATTAGTTAAAACCGAAGGGTTGATGAGGACTTCGAGATATAATGTATCTTTAAGAATTCCAAAGAGTATGTCATATTCTCCAAACATGAGAAAAATTCTTTTGTTTTGTTCAGATATAACCATTCCTGGAGTAACTATTGCAACCAACCAGATTAGAATACATGGTGAAGTTCGTGAAGCACCAAATGAAAAGATGTTTGACAATGCGAGTATGTCATTCTATGTAGACAATAACATGGAAGTTAAAAAGTTCTTCGATCAATGGATAGAGTCAATTCAAAACCCATTCACAAGAAATTTTAATTATTATGATGATTATATTAGCGAAATTAAAATTGAAGTAGAAGATACTAAAGATAGAAAACGCTATGAAATAACTATGGAAGAGTGTTATCCGAAAAATGTTGGGCAGATCCAAGTTGGATACGATCAGAAAGAAGTTATGAAATTGCAAGTTAGTATGAATTACAAATATTGGAATTCTAGATCATTCTCAGCTCCAAAAGAAACTAAAGAATCTCCTTGGGATCGTTTCTTAAAGATGCCAACAATTAATAACAGAGAATTAACTAGCCTACCAAGTGTTCCAGAACAGTACAGTTCTAATTTTAGCGGATTTCAGCAAGATTATAACACTATGACTTTTGATGGTAGATCATAAATAAAGGATTATTATGAAAATTGATGATAAGTTGTCAGAAGTTTTTGACACAGTTAAGATTGAAAAGAAAACTGAAGTTGAAGTATTAGATTCATCTGGTAATACTATAACTCCAGTAAACGAAAAGATTGAGGATGACTATACAGTTGCCAGAAACAATCTTCGTGTGTTATTGCAGCAAGGACAGGTAGCTTTAACAGATGCTCTGGAAGTTGCTAAACAATCTGAACATCCACGTGCGTTTGAAGTTGTGGGTAATTTAATGAAACAATTAGCTGACGTAAATCAACAATTAATGGATTTACATCAACAGAAACAAAAACTTGATGCACCTAGTAAAGCTGAAGCAGCTAAACAGGTGACTAATAATAACGCTATCTTTGTTGGTAGCACCGCTGAGTTGAATAAACTTATTAAGAATATGACTAAAGGAGAGTGACCATGGCATTGCCGATGAGTAGTACGCCAACGTATACGTTGTCGATCCCATCTACTGGGAAAGAAGTAAAATATAGACCATTTCTGGTTCGTGAAGAAAAAGCATTAATGATGGCACAACAAAGCGAAGACCCACTGGTTATGGTCAATACGCTTAAAGATGTTATTAAAACTTGTGTCGTTGGAGATTTTAATGTCGATGACATTGCAACATTTGATATGGAATATATTTTCACTCAATTACGTGCAAAGTCTGTTGGTGAAACTGTAGATTTAATTTTCCCATGCGATGTATGTGAGGATGAGAAAGCCAGAGTTCAAATCTCTTTTGATATTACAAAGCTGCAGGTAGAGAAATCGCCAGAACATAACAATAAAATTCACTTATTTGGCGATGTTGGTGTTGTGATGAAATACCCTACGATGCAAGTGCTAAAGAAATTACAGAATCTTGATGTAAACAACCTTGATGATTTATTTAAAATTGTTGCTGAGTGTATTGATTACATTTATCAAGGTAACGAACTATTTTATGGAAAAGAACAAAGTCAAGAAGAACTATTAGACTTTATTAATAATTTAACGTCTGAGCAGTTTGCTAAAGTTCAAAAATTCTTTGAGACTATGCCGAGATTAAAACAAGAAGTTAATTATAATTGTCCTGTTTGTAATCGTGCGCATCATAAAGTTTTGGAGGGACTCCAAAGTTTTTTTTAATAAACCTTTGTCATGATAGTTTGTTCAATTATTATAAAATGAATTTCGCTTTGATGCAGTACCACAAATACTCGCTAACGGAACTTGAGAATATGATTCCGTTTGAAAGAGAAGTGTATGTTGCCATGTTAATTAAGCATTTGGAAGAAGAAAAACAAAGATTAGAAGCACAGAAAAAAAGGTAAAGTATGGCTAAACCACCGATGATGGTCCACGTTCAATCGAGCGACTTTAAGAAACTGTTGGAAGTTCAACAGTTATCGCTGGAGCACGTTCAAACAATTAGAACACTCGTTGAAACTGGGTCTCCAGCTAAACGTGAAGAAGACATGCTTAAAGTTCAAAAGAAACAACTTGAACAACAACAAGAACTTGTTGAAGTAAGTAAAGTTTCTGCAGAAGAATTGAAACGCATCAAAGGCGAAGAGTCAGAAGCGATTGCAAATATTGCACAGACTGTTAAAACATTCGACTCAATTAAAGATAAATTTGCGAACTTCGGAAAGGGATTAGCTGATAAATTCGGATCAGTTAGAGCAACAGGAACAACCGCACTTAAAGCAATTAATGTTGGTGGTATCTTCGATAAGAAAATTGCTTCAAGAGAATTCGCTGATCAACAAAAGAAACTTGGAAGTGAAAAGTCTTATAAAGAACTTGGACAAGATTTCGAAGAACGAAACAAAACAGCAAAGAGTATTAAGTCCAATGAAGCTGAGTTGGAGAAGTTTAAAAAAGATACTGGATTAAATGATAAACAGATAGCTGGTACTAAAGAAGGACAGCGTTTATTGTCTAAACGTGAATCCTTATCTGATGCATTTGCTAAAACAGATTTACGTGCTAATCTTATAGCAAAACCACAACCAGCTGGAACTGAGAAGAGCAATAAAGAACAGAATGATGCGGTAAATGTTTCTGAAGAAGAAATGGAATCTTCTCGCAGAGAAGAAGCCCAAACTAAACTACTGCAAGAAATATCAAAGAACACATCTGCTCTTGGCGGAGATAAATCAAAAGCAGCTGCTCCTAGTGATGGTGGAGGAATGGGTGCTGGTTTGTTAGGTGGTCTTGGAGCAGGATTTAAAGCATTAGGTGCAGGTCTTTCTTCATTAGGTAAAGGTATTGGTGGCGCAATCAAGGGGATACTAATTGGTATTGCACAAGGTGTTTCTGCTTTGGCGAATCCAAAGGTAATGTTAGGTCTTGCTGCTGCAGTTTTAGCGTTTATGGGTATTGGTAAAGCACTTGAGTATGCTGCACCATTTATGGAAGCATTCGCACCAGTTCTAATCAAGGTAGCAGATGTAGTTCAAAACGTATTCGTAGCTGCTATTCAACAAATTCCAAGTGTAATTACAGCAGTCGGTGATGTAGTTATGGGTGTTATTGGTACGATTTCTGAAGCAATCATTGGAACTATTGATGCGATCACAAGTTCAATCGAAAGACTAGCTGCTATTGATGGTATGAATCTTATGCAGGTCGGTGCTGGTCTTCTATCAGTATCGTTTGGTATGGCTGCTTTTGCTGCAGCCAACGTTGCTAGTGGTTTAAGTAACTTGGTTACTGGTTTCCTATCATGGGCAGGTGGGCAAAAAACTCCTGTCGATCAAATTATTGCTCTTGGTGAACAAGGACAAAATATTGAGAAAGCAGGTATTGGTGTTGAGAAACTCGGTGCTGGTCTAAGAGTATTCTCTGACATTAAACCAGAAAACATTAAAGCAATTGCTGCTTTACCTGTTGAAAAAATTGCTGCTATGGGTGCAGCGATGGGACAAGCGAACTTTGTTTCTAATCAATCAGCTGCCAATGACGGAGCTAGAACTGCAGCGATGGGTGCCAGCGCAAGTGGTGGTGGAAATACAGTTGTAGCACCAGTTACAAATAATCAAACCACTCAAAATTCAATAGTTCAATTACCTGTTCGTAATCAAGAACAGACAATGAATCGTTATATAAGAACACGATTTGCATAACAAAAAAGGGAGCCGAAGCTCCCTTTTCTTTTCTACTCTAAAGATTAATCTTCTTTAGCAATCTTCTCAAAATAAGACATTACATCTTCATCATCGTCACTTGCTGACGCAATAGATGGTGCAGGTTTACTTGCGATCTTTGGTGCAGCAGCAACTGGACGTTCTTCTTCAGAAAGTTCTGCAGCAGATTTGCTAGCAAAAGAATCACCAGAAAGAACTTCCTCAAGTTTCTTCTTCAACTCATCATAAGACTTGAAGTTCTTACGATCGAGGAACTCTGCCAATTTGTGTTGCTGGTTTGCAATCTTGAGGATAGCTTCATCATCATTTGAAATTGCGGTAGGATCAGCAAACGCAGATTCGTCATAGTTAGTGTAACCATCTTTCTTACGCATACGCAGTTTGAAGTTGGCACCTTCCCAGAAGTCAAACACGTTTACTGGCTTCTCATCTTCAAAGGTTGGACGTGCTTTGTCCATAATCTTATCAAAGATTTTCTTACCAAATTTAAATAGGAATACTTTACCTTCGTTCTCTGGATGCTTAGGATCAGAAACAACCAACACGTTAGCGATAAAACTTAGTTTACGCTTTTGTGCTTGAGCAATTTTCTTGTTCGCATCAGAACCAGAGTTCCACAGTTGAGTGTTCAATTCACCAACAGGGTCGTTCTCACCAAGAGTAGTGAGGGAATTTTCGATATACCATTTCCCAGTTGGACCTTGGAATCCATGAGAAAAGATACGTACCCAAGGTAGCTCATCACCTTCTACACGTGGTAGGAAGCGAAGTGTGGCTGTGCCATTACCTGCTTTATCACCTTCTAGTTTCCAGAAGCGATCGTCAGCGTATGACTTAGTTTGGGTTTGGGGATTTGCGATTTTCTCGAACTCTCCAGCGATTTTGCCGAAGTCAGAATTGCGCATCTTGCGAAGTGTTTGAATGTCCATTTTATTACCTTTCGTATTTACGGAGTATCGTCGTTTGTATTAGTATTATGTTGTATAAAAATCTCATCATGAATTTCAAGTTCATCCTCGAAAGGATCATCATAATCTTCTTCAACATAACTATTTAGCGTTTTCATACCTCCACTCTTTTTGTTGTTAGAATGTTTGGCATGTTTACCAGATCGCTTACTGGTTTGCTCATCATCGAATTTCTTCGAATGATTATTCCAAGTCTTACCCATTTTATAACTCTTTTACTTCTTCCAAGAAATTATCAAAAACCTTTTTAATTTTAACATTTTCGTATTTCACGAAACCTTTAGATTTTTCTATTCTACGTATTTCATTTTCCCAAAGTAATATCATTGATGAGTTAGTTTTCCAAGAATCAATCATAGGATGAAAGTCGTCAATAATTCTGACAGTTTCAAGTGTTATCTGATTACCAAGGAATAATTTAAGTATACTACAATAACCTTTATTTGTCAAGTTAAAAATAGAATCTTCTTTAAATTTGTTCTTGCAAGCATCCAATAAAATTCTATTGCAATCATCAGAAAAGATTTTAGTAATACTCTGCTTTCTTCGATTCCACTCAATTAAATTACTATCTGCTTCTTCCATTGAATAAACCGCAGTATCGCTACCGTAAGCAAAGTTTGCAACATAGTATTGTATTAGTTCTTTGTCTACTGGATATTTTCTTGCAAGTTTCTCAAACATAAGACGATCATTCCTAGCATTAAATGCATCACGTGTTCCCTTTAGGTTACCACGATTTTTAAATACATCGAAATTGTCTTTAGTGAAATGGAGTCTGACAGCTATGTAATACTTATACGCTTTGAATCCGTCCATTAGACATCCAGTTGTGCTTTCTTAGGGAGATAATTAAGTTCTTGCATATTGAGTGCTACCTTTTCCTTCAAAGACTTGTTGACTAACTTAGCAATGTCTTGTGGTTCAAGATAGTTTTCTTTACAGTATTCAAGAATAGCGTCCATATGAGTGATACGCTTTTCATTGACAACCTGTTCAATGTAAAGAGAAAATTCGTTTGATGTTTTAAACATTCGTAGTGTGTTTATTGAGGTAGTAATTGGCTGTTCTAATAGCATGATTAAGTTCAGAATATTCTTTCGATTTAATATTATAAAGTTTCCAGATGTTAGTATCTGTTTTTTCGGGATCCATTTTGTTACCGAATTTATCAAGATACAAACTGAAAAATTTGTCAAGTTTCATCTTGTCATTCAATAGGCTAATGTAAAGATCTTGCACTTCCTTTACGTCGCCCATATGACTTGCAGATACAATTTTATTCAATTTAGCGTTCATTATTTAGTCTTTCGTTGTATATAATCAATAACTTCTATTGCGTCTTTATATCCAGACAACTCTACTGCTTGTTCCAGATAATCTTGGGACTGCTCAATGTATTTGGCACGTTGCATTTTAGCAAGTTCAACAATGTTCAGTTCATAAAACTCTTGATCCGTAGAACCATCGTTATAAACATGTTCCCAAGTGCCATCTTGCTTCAAGCGAATCTTCATCAGGATTTTCTTTTCCATCAACCTCTCCTCATTCTAGCAATGTCAACTGCTTGTTCATCAGAAAAAATAGGAACAGCATTCGACTTATGCATGGTGCCAATACCTTTGATCGCAGTACCAGTATACACTTTATCAGGTGCTTTAGTACATGGACCACCAGTAAAGGGGAGACTCGGAATCTTAGGTGTCTCACGACAAGCAGGTGTACCGAGTGAGTATACATCACTGAGTGATTGTTCTTTCCTAGGAGCAACCTTCTTTGTGGCATACTTCTTCAACATGGCTTCCCATGATGCTTGCAACTCACGTTGCTTTGCATTTTGTTTACGTTTCTTGGATCGACCAAGACTGGTGTGAATAAGAATCATAATATAATTATACCTCAATATTGAATTAAAGTAAAGCAGTTATTTGCAAAGTTCTTTAAAGGTTTTGACCTCGAATTCACCCCATCTTTTATAGGATCTGGGTGCCAAATCTCCAGTCTTAGATGAGAATGCAAAGTCAACTCCACCTTTCATCATTCTGGTTTTCCAATCATGAAGTGGAATAAGAAACATTCTATAATTTGTTTTATTACGTCGGTCGTCTAAGTGTGTTATGAATATACGTAAATGACCATGTTTATTTTTTAATGCTGCTGGGGATAATACTGCAGCGTTGTTTGTATACTGATGCTTATCTTTATATTTGTTATGTTTTCTGGCACGAGCAGTCATATATTTTGCATCAGAACCATCTGTATAATCTTCGCCATCTTTATTAGATTTTTTCAATTTTTTATTGTTGTCGAGAATAGCTTGTTCTAGAAGATTACTTACAGAAACACCACCCCATATCGCCAGTGTTTTTGCTTGTTCAAGACTGATACCAGCAGTACTAGATTTACTTAATTTTTTCCACAAAAATTCTATTGCTGCTTGATCTGAAATGGTTGTATTTTCACTATGGTTAGTTGACATAATATATCCTTAAACGATTTTACTAATCGAAACATCATACGTCACTCTTTCCATTTTGTGATCATAAACGTGCATTCTGGAAGAAATGCCAACAGCATTAAACATATTTTCGAACAGTTGACGCACAACTGTATTGACAGCAACAAAATCGCCAACGCCACGTTTGATAGCAGCACCTGTAGTATAAAAAGATACGCCATTCACAATAACACGATATTTCATAACAGTTCCTTTTCAATCATCATAAGACTATTATACACTGGATCTGAATTATTGTAAACCCCCCAAAAAACCCCTATAAAATCAACGACTTAGATACCCTACGATCTGTAGGGTTATTTTTTAGTAGGGGTATTTCCTTGTCCATGAGCCACTGCGTAGGCTACGCACATAACATCACCACTGGAATATGCACATTTTACTGCCACTGGGTCAATACCTTTAACGATTGCTGATTCAATATTTGACTTAATAGCGTTGGTTTGATGATAACTATAAAACGTAAAACATACTAATGCTGTCATAACGATTAATGTTATACCAATGATAAACCCAAGTTTATCTTTACTGTTGTTAGTTAATTCTGGCATTTTAGTTCTCCTTACCATGTTCCATCATCTATAATACCTCGAATCCAAACTGGACCGAGACTAATAAAAATCCCACGCATTGCAGGATTTAAATCATCTGGATGTAAAAAATCAAAACGCAGTTCCCAATGACATGGGTTAACAACTACACCAAACCACATTCCTGAATATCTTGCGTATTTAATTAATGTCTTTAACTGCATCACATAACCCCAAATCTTTTGCTTCGGTTGCTGATAACCACATATCTTGTGGAGGTAAAAGCACTTCACGAATTTTCTTCTCAGATAATCCTGTGCATTTTTTATAATGACTAATCATACGTTTGGTCGTCAAGTCAAACTCTTTGACTGTTGCGAACAACTCATGTTCTTTGCCGAACGCACCCCATGAATACTGGTGTGACAGAATAGAAGTATTCGGTGTAAGAATACGATTTCCCTTTTCGCCAGCAATAAAAATCATAAGACCAGCTGAAGCGATTTGACCAAGACCAATTGTTCTAATTGGAATGGCTGAACCACGCATAGTATCAACTAATGCAAATGCTGCATTTAAATCTCCGCCTGGAGAAGTGATTACCATGTTAAGTAAGTCAGCACGATCTTCTTGGAAATTGTTTTCAAAGATCCATTCTACTGCTTGTTTACAAGTTGCTAATGTAACTTCTTCCATTAACAAGAAGAACGAATGACGTGAGTGTTCTTCTTTTACCTGTAAATTCAATTTTTGCATCATATTTTGCACCTTTAATCCTTGTAAAAAATGTGTCTACCAATTACTGTAGTCTTCTGTAAATTCTTCCAATTTGGTCGTACATAATCCGCATGATAAAATTTTGCGCCATATGTATTATCTTCTAGTACCTCATAATTAGCATAAACATATAACGCAACTTCTAAATTTTTGTTATATACTTCTTGATTTATAGATTTTCTTGGCTCACAAAACCAAGAAAATTGACAAGCAATTCTTGTGTCGCCGATTGATTCTACCTTAGTTTTTTGTTTAACTACGCTACAAATATCTTTCGGAAACCTTGGATCTAATACTCTATTCATCGTTACCATAGCAACAGCGACTTGACCATCTCGGGGTTCATGCCCTGCTTCATAATAAATGTTTTCAGCCAAACAATCAACTTGTTGTCTAGCGTCAGTGGTTAACTGTCCATACTTAATGTTAAGTATAGTGTATCCTTTACTATAAAATGTAGCAGCAGCTGTTAGTGCTACCATTACTGCTATCGAAATAAATGTAACTCGGATTAAATTCATAAATCTCCTTAGTAAGTTAAAGAGTGTGCATGTGACTGCACACTCCGATCCCTATCAGGTGGACTTCTTAGTCTTTGTATCTAGTGGGATGTTGGAAACGAAACCATTCAGGGCAGTAGCCTTAGCAATAATTTCAGTTTCTGTTGGGATAGCAGGAAAACCTGGATGATCAGGAATCGTGCCACCATTGAGTTTAGCAGATTCGACTTTCATATGCCAGTCGTTGCTAATTTGTTCACGCTTACCGTAATATTCATCGTTAAGCATGTCTTTCGCCATTTTTAATAGTTCAAGGCGAATCTCGAACGGAGTCATGTTACTCATATTTTACTACCTTTCTGTGTTGTGTGTAAAAAGGTGGTTTTATTGGGTTCCACCAACCCACTGTCTATTATTTAGGTATTACTTTTTCGCTGCGTCAGCTTTTGGCTCTACTTTCTTAGGAGTAGGTTTCTCAGACTTAGGTGCAGGAGGACATTTACCTTGTTTGTCCTTAGTTACGCAGTTTGTTTCTTCTTTCTTTGCTTCTGGCTTCTTTGCAGGTTCTGCTGCGAAAGAAACAGTTGCGAATGACAACATTACTAATGCGATAATCGATTTCATGATAGTTCCTTGTAAAAGTTAATATGATCCACTGCATAATTAATGTCGCCACTTTAGTTAGTACAAGAGCCAATTGGGCATCGGTTGCTAACATCGAGCAAAGACTTCACTAATTCGTGGTAGGTTATTCTGTTACGAGGAAACCTACCGAAACCCTAAGCAGTGTTTAGGCTGCTAATGCGAACTGTGCGTCGTTTGCGTTTACGTTGTTTACTTTTTACGACTCTCTGTGTCGTGCTGTCCACTCTGTTACTTATTGCCCTGTCGAAACCATGGCACCCCCAACTGAACATACTCAGCGTTTCGCTTTGCTACCGATAACTCGGTTCGGAATATGTTCAGGTGGAGGTGGTGGGAGTCGAACCCACGTCCAGAACACCTTTCTCATTGCTTCATACAGCAATTCTTACATTACGCCATCTTTTGTTGACTTGATTAGCGTAACTTGTCCGTTCGCACCAATAACAACTTTAAACATATCTCCCTCTTTCCATCCTTCAGGAAGTTCTTTCTGTTCAAATATAATTATATTTGGTGCAATCTCAGCATTTAATACCATTATACCCTGCTTTCTCATTAATGTCAAATATTCTTTATTCGTTTATAATCTTGTCGCAACTTTTTAAATTCTCCGATCCAGTCATCTCTCTTCTCTTCAAAGATTAATGGTTCGTTGTCATCAACACCCATAATAATAACTAACTTACCAACAGGAATTCCTGTTCGTTCTTCGAAAGCAACTGCATAAGCAGATGTTTGCATAAAGTATCCGTAAATATTATCACGAGTCTTAACTCTTGCAGAAGTTTTAAAGTCAATAACTGCAAGTTTCCCATCATACTCTGCAATACAATCAACTGTTCCTGCAACTTCCAGATGATCTGAATAAAGCGGATCTTCTAACGCATGTATGTTATTTATCTTGTCTAGATGTGGAATTAACGACCTGTAAACTTCTTGATCGAATATATCTGGTTCAGCAGACTCTCCACGCAAATAGGATTCGCAGAGGGTGTGAATTCTTGTTCCACGTGTTGCTGCTCGATTTGAGATTCGGTTGGCTTCTGCTTCTCCGACTTTTTTTCGCCAAGCGATGATTGCTGCTTTTGAGTGCAATCCTGTAACTGTGGTGATGCTTGGATAGGCTCGACCCGATGGCGTTTTATATACCCTCGTACCATCGGGTTTTGTGTCACGTTCAAGTTTGGGTAAATCATGATGTATAAAATTTTTCATTATGTAAGTAAATGTATAGCCTCATTGTAGTGTTTAATGCGATCGTCAAGACCAATGTATCCACCATTGATTTTACGTGTCATTGTCTTGATATCGCCTGCGTCTGCTTCTCTGTTTAATGCATTTTTATTCCAGAACCAAATAGCTGACATCAATGCGAAGTCTCTATCAGCAGTAACCCAATCTGGGTTATCAAATAAGTTCTGCCAGTCGTCAAACATATCTTTGGCAAACTGCATGTAATTGTTTTTACCAGTTAATTGAATCGGACCACGTCCACGATATTTCCATCCATCGCCTGATTCTTCTGGACCATTACCCATACGATTAGCATAAACTTTGTTAGCAATCATTTCAGGTTTGCGTGCATAAGGTGTCGCTGATTCAAGAGTAGGGAAATACTTCTTGAAAATACTACATAAACCTTGTGCGGAGTAATTTAAGTTTTCTTCAAATACTGTCCAACCACCAGACTCGTGACCACACTGTGCGAGGAAAGCTGCAACACGATGTGGTGTATTAATCTCATATGTTGGAAACACATTATTCATTGATGTAGCCCAAGATGCTGGATCTTGTGCTCTTGGGAATAAATGTTTGAATTGTTCTGCTGTTATCATTTCTTGTTATCCTCGTAATCTTCGTACTTTAACTTAGCCAAGATATAATCTTTAACTAACGATGAACGAACGATATCATCTACAGTAAACTCGATGCGAGTAAACGCTTTCATGTGTTGAGCAATATCAAAGAATTTCAAAATACCTGTAACATCGTTCTTTCTTTTATTTAGATCGGTTTGACGATAATCGCCACACCAAATAATTTTAGACATATGCCCGACACGTGTCATAACTGTATCGATCTCTTCATATGTCAAGTTTTGCATTTCGTCAACGATAATAATTGCATTATCGAAAGACATACCACGAATAAAAGAAGTTGAAATAAAGGTTACATAACCCTGTTCTTCTAAACGATCCCATGCGTCTTTACGATCAAATAACTGATGACAGATCTGACGATATGGTTGTTCATAGATTTCCATCTTTTCACCAACGTCGCCAGGAAGATGACCAATCTCTCTAGATTGAACAGCAGAGCGAACTACAATGATTTTATTGAATGGGTTTGATTTATCGAGAACTTCTTCTATTGCTTTATAGAGTGCAATAAAAGTTTTACCAGTACCTGCTACTCCATGTAATGCTATAAAATAATCACCTGTTTTATATGCGTCAAAAAATAATTTCTGATTATCGGTGAGTGGCTGAAATGTTTTTAAATTATCTAAACGTAATTTTAACTGATTACTGGTAACAGGTTTTGTTTCACGCTCGTCATTATGAATGTCTACTACTTTCTTTGCAGCTGATGTGCGAGCCATTAAAAATCCTTGAGTTATAATTGTGAGGAAGTTTTACTTAAATCGTTATGTGGATTTCTTTCGTTAATTTTTTGCAGCACCTCCTTGAATCCTGTATCCTTTTTAACAGAAACGTGATCGCCTGTAATTGCTGGCGCAGTTATAACAGATTGAATATGAGGGTTGTCGTTGAGAAATTGCTCACGATCCGCAATTTTCAGAAATTTGTCAAACTTCTCGCCAGTGTTTGTATCGATAAAAGTGTATGTAGGCATAATTGTATTTAGCAAATCCAAGACGGAGTTGGACGATTTTTCCAAGAAAACATTCTCGTCTTATCGCCGAGATAATAATTTTTGTATGATGTGATAGAATCTCCTGCTACTTTATAGTGGTCTGGCATGGCAGGAGTCGGTTCAGTAAATGGTTTATCTTTGGGGATATTGTTGGGTGGATACTGCAACTCACCAAGCAACATAGAACACTTATGCACTTTACCGTAGCGATAATTATATTCCTTAATCAAATCACGGAACATATTGTATAGCCATTGATAATTTTCAAGAGACTGTCTCACCCAAATAGCCGAAGGATGATTAATATGGGTAGCACTGTAAAGGACATCGTTGCGATGATCGCTAATAGTCCAAGTTTTTTTCTTACGCCCAGAAACCGAAGTAGTAATGGACTCGTGACCATCAAGGACACGATGAGCAGTAGATAATAGTTGAGCATATTCCAGAATCATCTTTACGCAATGTTTGTCAACGTGCATTTCTGCACAAATTTTTGTATCGTGGTGTAGATAAAATATATTCATAATATAATTATACTCCAATATTGAATTAAAGTAAAGCTACCAATGTCGTACAACACCTGCAATAATAAACAAGTTTGTAATAATGTAAACAGCTAAAATGAAAGTTCGAACGTATGCAATCTGATCTGACTCTTGGTCTGTTCTACCGCTCTTCTCACCAATCGCTTTAGCCCAAATTCTCCAAAGATTTTTGATGTTTGTATTCACGTTTCAACCAATACTTATATTTACTAAAATATTCTTGCGCAGATGCTTCTGGGATAGCCATTCCTAACTCCATATATTCATCTTTATGTTGCATCCACATTTCTTGAATCCAAAATCTAAATGTCATGTTAGCATCCTTATTAAGCCAATAAAGTCAATCGTCACCAAGAGCATGTAGTTAGCCAGCATCCCAAATGATTTCCTAGTATAAGCAGCCCAAGCATACATAGCACAACCACTAATCCAAATAGGATAAAGAATAAGTAATGGCGGAGTGGGAACAGTAAGAGCCATAGTGATACTGCACCCAATACTAATAGCCCAAGCAAGTAATTCAATGATGAAACGAACTGGGTGAGAGTACCAATCATCCTTTATCCATTTAAATGTTGTTGTGAGTAAATCATTCATCCTAGCCTTAATCCGTCAATTGCACGAAGTTGTGTAATAGTTGTGTCAAGCAGAGGGATTGTTGCTGCTGCACTGGTGTGCAAAATTCCACGACCACCTGCTCTATTGAATGGGTCAATACATCCTGCTGAATCGTCCACTAAAATGTTTGGGAACATGCTTCCGTATGGATGTAATGCATATTTTGATTTCTCTGACTTAGAACGAACAAAATTTGGTTTGTAATTAATGTTCTTTTCTTTGAGCCAGTTTTTCTTTTGCTTTTTAACTTCATCGCCAACAAATGGATCGAATGTTCCAACTGATGTTAGAATTTCAATATCAATATCATCAATTGTTTTTACATGCGTCAACAGTTGTTCTGCGTCTGGCATAAAATTTAAATCTCTAAAAATTTTATATTCCATTACAGCTTTTCTAAATTTTCTTCCATTGTCGATTGTGCCACCAATTTCTTGGTATGCTGTGTTAAAATCTGACAATACGCCATCCATATCTAAATAAAGTTTAATTCTCATGGTAATACCTT